CCCGTAACGCCTCTGCCACGCGCGTAACGTGACAGGGATTAAGGGTAAACTAATTGATTTTGCAAGTTTTTATTTTACCCAGCTTTCTTATGGGGCATACATGGGACACTTTCAGATAGTCTTTTGTTAAGGAGTTCTATCTGTTCGTGATTGTTGTCTTTCATCCATGCTCCGTAAACATTGAATACCATTTGTGCGTTTGTGTGGCCCATCTGGCTTGCGATAAAACTAGGATTAGCTCCAGCGGCAAGTGACCAGCATGCATAAGTATGCCTGGATTGGTACGATTTTCTGTGTCTCAGACCTGCGCGTTTTAAGATACTTGTCCATGACTCCCTGATGGAGTCAACCTTATAGTGCGGTCCGGAAAACTGCCGCTGTTTTATTACCTGAGGACTAAAAACAAAAGTGCATTTATGCACAGTACTTCTCCCATATTCCCTCTGCTTTACCTCTACAGAATGTTGCTTTCCAAGCATGGTCATTTCCGCCTGACTTTTAAGAGCATCAATAGCTGGTTGAACCAGATGAATTGTCCTTCCGGTGCCAGCATCGGTTTTTGGTGGAGTGAATTCGCCAAGTTTTGTATAATTCCTACGGATGGTTATAGTCCTTGCTTTAAGATCTATATCTTCCCATGCCAGCGATACCAGCTCCCCGTGACGAATACCCGTGTATACAGCGAGAATCCACAGGTTTTTTGTTTGTTGATGACGGCAAGCTTCAATAAAACGAATAAATTCGTCACGGGTGAGAGGATCTGGTTTTACCTTGGACTTTTTTAAGGGTGCCAGACCGTTAAATGGGTTTCCTGAGGTATAACCATTATCTGTTGCAAATTGAAACATTCCAGCTATGGTTGTCATATAGTAGTTTACTGTGACCACTGAGCGCCCTTTTATGGAAGAAATCTTTCCATTAGAAAGCTTTTGGTAACCGGTCAACAAATCTCTCCTTGCGAAAAGTAAATCCTCTTTTGTTATGGATGAAACCAGTTTTTTCTCACCCAACATAGGCAACATGTTTTTAATTACTGACTGGTAACGATTAAGTGCATTCGCACAAATCTCAATTTTCTTAAGGTCCAACCATTTTTCCGAAAGTGCCTTAACGGTTATCTCTCTTTTTCCCAGACCAAAGTGTTTCAGGTTAGGGGAATTAGGGAACTGCGCGGCGTAGTCGAAACTCCCCATTCTGATTGCAAAACAAACGGAAGTGCGAAGTTCACCAGCGATCTTCCGGTTTTTGGCTGTGTCAGGAACACCGAGGTTTTCTCTGACACGTTTGCCATTATAGTGAAACCATATACGGAGTGATCCTCCATGGTTTTCAACGCCTGTCGGGTATGATGCGTTACTCATTAAACCTCCCAGACGTCCAGGAGCATTAACAGGTTAACCGGAACTTGCATTTTTGGCACCTGGTTGTTTCTGGTTTTCGATCCATCGCATAATTTCTTCGATGTTGTACAGGCATTCACTGTAGTGCCCCGGATCACCTTCTACAGCGTAATGGCGGTATTCTTTTCCCTGCATCCATGACTTTCTTCTTGCCCGCTCAATGGTGCCAGGCTTTAGCCCTGTTGATGCAATGAGGACTCTCTCCGTACACCATTTGCTGGGGGTTATCTGATAGATGATTGTCTGCATGCCAACCTCATAAAATTTTCATCCACGGCAGTGGCACCACACTTCAAACATTCGCTTCACAACTTCACGACAGTAGAAGCCGTCAACATCTCGCGTCAGGTCATAGCGATTGCCGTAACGCTGGTGGACCCATCGTTCAAATGCTTTATTCATTCTTTACTTCCTTTTTATGGCTCGTAATTTTTTCAGGTGCTTTTCCTGCTCAGTGTCCGCGAGAATTTTGCGGTACTCCTGGTGGTCAATATGTTCGAACAGGCAGTTTAACTCACCAATGCGTACCCGCCCGGATCGTCCGTCCATCCGTCGAAAGAACACTGAGTGCTCAGTGATGCGAGTAATCACCACGGGGTATCCAGCTCTGTCCGTGTATATCTGACCGCGTTGAATCAAAGCGAACATGTGGTTATCCCCATCGACAAATCGAGAACACAACAAACGCTGCTGCGAATACCACCCCCAGAGTTACGATTGCATCAGGCCAGCTCATTGATTCACCTCCTGCCTGTCGTCCGGCATTCGCTCACTACAGCTTATCCAACCATCCGGAGTTACCGGAGAGTTGCCCGATAGTGCATTCTGCTCCAGTGATGCTTTTACAAACCACGCTGCCTGAACTATAACGCCATGAATCCAGCGCAAATCAGCATCGCGATCTTTCTTTTTCATCTTTTCGCCACTTAAGGCCTTGCTTATGTGGCTGCGTACCAGGTCTTCATGTAATTCCTTCGCCTCCTCAATGGTGAAACCACCAGGCAGAAGAGCCGGAGTTACCGGAGAGCTGGTTGACGCTTCCGGGATTTCCCGAAAATTATTGGTTGACGAATTCTTGCTTTCCCGAAAGTTTCCGGACTGAAGCATGGCGGTGCGGCAGGCGTTCCATATTTCGGCAGCAATATCGCGCTCGCTATCGGTTAATTTGTACGTGGAAACATAGCCAGAGAGCATTTCTACGTTTTCCGGAGTTGCTTCTTCCGGCACTACCGGCGCTGGCGGGGCGGCAAATAGATATCCGCCAAAGTCAGGAAGCTCTCCAATGGCCTGTACGAACTTTTGTTTGCCTACGTCAACTCCTAATGGGTAATGAGCTATAATCTTTGCCACCGGCTCTGCTTCCAGCGATACCAGTGCAATTCGTGCCAGTTCTTCCGCTTCTTCTGCTGGCAGTACAACGTTGCTACCCGGTCCGTATGTTTCGCGCCACTGCTTGATTGTCAGCAGTCGCCCTTTGGTAATAGTGATCATGCCGCGTTTCCTTCTTTCTTATTAACAATCACACCGTCATATATTTCATTAAGGTGCCCTCTCAACTCCATGCGCCTTAATGCAGATAACATGTAATCGCATTCAACCTGCTTATTCCCAGTAAATGGCTTATCGTCAGGATTACCCCAACAGCAATTACCCCTGGGCCATCCATGTACTTTCCGTACTCTTCCGTTAACAACGTGAAGTAATCCCCAGCCGGGAGGTAAATCCTCAACTGAAATAATTTCCGGCTCACTAATAAAGAATCGCCAGTCGCCCATGCCAAGTGAGGGATTTTTACGGAAACGCTTTTTTCTATCTGCCAACAAGTCAGCACGAGAACACTTCGCCTCTATCAGGCATGATGCTGAATTTCTGAATCCCATAGCATCTGGCTGTTCTCCGGTACTGGTTACAGCAACAAAGCGGTCATGAAAGCAAACCTTGAACCCGTTGCGCTTAAGGAACTTGTACGCAATCTGACAGAGTTCGTGGTGTGTTAACGCCATATCACTCTCCTTTGATGCGAATGCCTGTTGCAATGCTGTTTATGATGCTGTCAGTGCATGGGGTAGAAAGCTGGGCATCTCCAGCAATTTTCATGACCTCAACATCTGCATATCGAATACCGAGGTGTATCAGACCGGCTATGCCTGACTTAAGCCGAGCATTTTCCATAAATAGAACTTTTGCCCGCTGTTTTTCTGCTTCAAGCTCAACGCGCAGCTTCCCTACCGTTAGCGCAATATCCTCGTTCTCCTGATCGCGGCTTTTGATGTATTGCAGGTTTCTTTCCCGTTCATCCAGCAGTGCCAGCACGGTTTCTGGTCCGGTCAGAAATTTGAAGGCGTTGAGCGCATCAATATCCACACCGTAATCTTTAAGTTCCTGTTCACTTAACAAGTCATCATCAGCTGGCAACATTAACAGGCGTTCCATTGCTGGAATTGCACGTTCCGCCACCTCACGCAGTGCCTGGTAATTAATTTCGCTCACTGGTTGCCTCCTTTGCGAAGCTGGGCAGCAAAGTCAACTAACCACTCAGTCATTTCAACCTTCCCTACCAGGTCTGAACCAGGGTACATACAGCAATCACTCTGCGCCGCTTTGAAATCCTTATACTCATATTCTTGGGCCACCAGATTTTTTGCAGCTTCTATAGCAGCATCCACCCCCTGCGCCCGGACTTCAGCCAGGAAAGCATCAGTGGTTGGCGTTTCAGGTATCTGTCTCCTCATCCGTTCTATTGCATGATTGAACCCGAAGTCTTCCGCGAGAGATACGTCATCCATATTGTCATTGTCATCTTCAATATCCCGTGATTCTGGAATTGCAGACTTTATTCCCGCATTCTCCGCTGCCAGCGCCGCGCACTTGGCCTCAAGAGCGGCAACCACTTCCTGATGGTCTTTGTACTTAACGTATGAGCCGGAGATGTCATCACCTTCGGTGTTTAGCCATGCGTCATTGCAATTCACTGCGTAGGTTCTGATGCTCATGTTGATGCTCTCCCGCCCCTGACAGACGCCAGGCCAGTCAATAAAGTATCCGCACAATGCCTACCCTCAGACGTGCGCGCAGGATAAATGCCGTTATGACCCGGCAAAATATATGCTACCCATTCATCTTGCGTTGCCTGTTCCGCCGCCTCGCGCAGTGCCTGATAGTCAATCTTGCTCACTGGCAGCCTCCTTTGCCGGGATTTCTAACTTTTGAGTGGTTGTATCAAATTCAAACAACTTAACCACGTCATCAAACAGGACATAATCACCATCAGGATCTTCAGTCATATCTGCGCCACAATCCTGACCGCACGAGTCGCAACCATCCATATCAAGCTCGTATCGCTTCAGGTTTGCGATATTTGATAAATTCAGCGCCAGTACAGCCAGGTCATAAACCTCTTCGGCAGTGACATCGCTGTTCAGTCCCATTTCATGGCGATATATGATTTTTTCTACTCGTTGTTTTGTGATCGTCATTTTTCTCTTCACTCCGATATACAAGGATTACTACACCCCCTCTGCTGATTGCGCGAGCTGGATCCCCTGGTTCCATGCCGTCAATTCCGAAGGCTTCGGAAAACGCATTCATTGCCTTCTGGCGTTCATCCTGCTTACGGCGTTTATTCCATTTTTTCAGGAACAACAGCGACAGCCACCGTCCGCTGCAGAACACGATGTAAAAATAACCAAGGAGCGCCAGGCCGACATTCAGGGCCGTTTCTATGGTTAGTTGTGAGTCAGTTGCCATTTCTTACCTGTTTAAGTAACTGGTTGAACATAACACTTAGGGGATTGCTGTATCCAAACGGCAGATTGTTTACGCAGTACAGAATCATTTTGTTTTTTTCTCCAGTTCGTACTATTAACCCATTCCACAATAACCGTGATAATTCATTACTGATAGAAGTTGCGCTTCTTCCAAGTGCGAGGGATATATCTTCTCTACTGCAATCTGGATTTTCCTGGATATACTCGATAACGGTCATGTGGTCCCTTTTACTTAATATCTGTTTCGGATTGCATGCCATGAGTATTCATTTCGTTAATAATTTCATCCAGAAGGATTTCAAGCCCTTCTCGACCCATATCTGAAAGAATGAAACCTTTATCAGGGGAAGTAGTGAGCATTTTCTGATAAAGAAACAGCGCTCTTCCCATTCCTTCAGCTTCGCCGTATTTTTGAATTAAATTCCATTCAATATACTGTTGTAAGGCAAATCGAATGGGGCCGGGATATATCGTCATAAACCCATACATCCCGTTATATACCACGGCGTGTTCAGTTGTTCCGTGTTCATTCAGGATATCAATTGTGCCGTTCTTGTCTTCTTCTTCGTTGATGAATGTCGTCACATACAACCATCGCCACTGAGCAACCTTCATCTCAACCGGAAGTTTACCCATTAATCCTGCTTCGTCGGCTTGCGCCAGACACTGAAGGATACGTAAACCTCGCACATTAGGAGTATCGAATTCTCCGGCATCCAGACGACGTATGGCGTCGTGATAATCAATCGTCATACTGCCAGTTCGTATACCATGGGCTGTTGCTTCAGCCTGGAATTCATCGTATTGCATGATATTTATTCCTCATCTTCATCTTCATCTGCTGGTGCAATAACGTCATATCCTGCCTTTTCTGCAATAAACAGGAATGTTGAAAGAGTTCCTACAAGTTCATCGTCATGAACATGGCGAATGAATATTACTTTCCCGTTTTTGATGGTCAGCAATATTCTGGTTTGTTCGTGTTCTGCTGTTTTCTGATGCATTATTATCTCCCGTATGCTTTACGCAGAAATAAGCAGGCAATATGCATGTAATTTTCACCGTATTGTGCAATAAGGCAGGCGGTCTTGTGTGATGCCATATTCTTTATAAAAGTCACAATAAAGCCTCCTGTGGATTAAGGTTGTAACAATCCCCGGCGATAAAATCGCAATAAACGTTCAGGGCATATTTGTTGTTATTGCGCTAATTCTTTTTCGGCAGCAGCTTTTGTATACTCACATGCAAAATTCAGAATTTCGCTGCCGAGTGTTTTCGTTTCGTGATTACTGGACATATGTAATACCTGTGTTGCATGCAATAAATGATAAACATT